CCTGATATGAAAGGAGTGTAGCTATATGATGAATCAAAATATGATTGAGCAAGGCATTAAACTCCTTTTAAAAGGGTTTGGTGAAGATTTAACACGTGAAGGCATTGTTGACACGCCTAAACGTGCTGCAAAAATGTATTTAGAATTATTAGAGGGTATGAACTACACAAATGAACAAATCGCTGAAAAGTTTGGCAAGTCATTTGAAGTTGAAACCTCTCAAATGGTTGTAGTGAAAGATATTGAAACGTTTTCCATGTGCGAACATCACCTAGCGTTAATGTACGATATGAATATTAGCGTAGGATATATTCCTAATGGCAAGGTGATTGGTTTATCTAAAATCCCTCGCATTGCTGAAATGTGCTGTAAACGATTACAACTACAAGAAAAAATCGGTGAAGACATCGCTGAGGTTATTTCTATTGCTACTGGTAGTGAAGACGTAATCGTTCATATCACAGCGAAGCATAGTTGCGTTACGGCTCGCGGTATTAAATCACGTGGATCTAATACAGTAACAACCACAAAAAAAGGTAGATTCACAAGTAATTATGACTTAACACGTGAGTTTATTGAAAGTTTGAAATGACAGTTGTTAATTGTATTAAGCGTAAATGCTTAAACAATAGAAAAGGTTTATGCACAGCTAATTCTATTGAATATGACGGCTTATGCCAGTCATATATAACTCACACACACGCTAAAAAGCATGTGGGTGGTATGTGCATACGAGAACATGGAAAACTCAAACACAAATCAAATGAAGTACTTAAATAAGTATCGGTAGAGGGGTAGGTGGTGAGTATGTGAAGAACTATGAGGCAGCCGAGAAAGACTATAAGAAATTCATTCCTTATAAAGATATAGCCGAAAAGTACGGCGTATCAATCGAAACAGTTAAATCTTGGCGCAAGCGTCATGGTTGGAAACGTCCTAAGAAGAAGCCCGCACCAAAGAAGAAAGTAGGGGCTCCTATTGGTAATAAGAACGCACTAGGTAATAGTGGCGGAGCACCGATAGGAAACCGAAATTCAGTTAAGCATGGTTTATTTGCGAAGTACTTGCCACTCGATATGATTGGTGTAATTGAAGAAATAGAAACAATAACCCCTATAGAAATACTATGGGGGAATATTTGTATTAAGTATGCTGCTATCATACGAGCACAAAAGATAATGTTCATCGAAAGTGAAAATGCAGACAAACAAATTGAAAGCGTTACTCAAACAGTTGAGGAGAGCGACCAATTTGGGAACACTAAACGAATTGAAAAGCACGTTGACACAATCACAGCAGATATTCGCATGGAGAAGTTTCTTAAAGCACAGTCAAAGGCGATGGATACTCTAGCTCGATTGATTAAGCAGTATGACGAGTTATGCCGAAGTGAATTAGCTACCGAAGAGCAAAAGGCTCGCATTGCTAAACTCAAAAATGAAGTCGCTGTTATTAAACAACAAAACGAAGATAATAAAACGCTCGTTCCTATTATTGTAGGCGGTGATGAAATTGAAGACTAAAGATAATCAAGTTATCGTTCATCTTCCTAGCATTATAGGAAAGCATTATGGTGAGTTTTGGCGATTTAAAGGCCGTTATAAAGCTGTTAAAGGTAGCCGTGCAAGCAAGAAATCTTCAACTCAATCACTCAAGGTTATTACTGAAATTATCGAAAACCCTAATATTAATTGGCTAGTGGTTCGAAAAGTTGAACGCACATTGCGTGATAGCTGTTATGCACAACTCAAATGGGCTATCCACCGACTAAAGGTGGATAACTTTTTCAAGTGCAGTACATCACCTTTAGAAATTACCTATAAGCCAACTGGACAAAAAATATTATTCCGTGGCCTTGATGATCCATTAAAGGTTACGTCCATTACTGTTGAGGTTGGTTCATTGTGTAGACTATGGATTGAGGAAGCATATGAGATAACCTCTGAAGATGCATTTGATAGATTAGATGAAAGTATTCGTGGCCAGCTACCTAAAGGAATGTATCACCAGGTTGTGCTTACCTTTAACCCTTGGTCTGATAGACACTGGCTAAAGAAACGATTCTTTGATGAGCCTAGTAAAAATGTACTGGCAATGACTACGAATTATATGTGCAACGAGTTTCTAAGTGAAGCGGACTTGGTACTGTTCGAAGAAATGAAGAAGAACCCTCGTCGGTATAGAACCGCTGGCCTTGGTGAGTGGGGTATCGTTGAAGGCCTTGTATATGAAAATTGGGAAGAGCGTGTATTTGATGTTCATGAAATATCAATAAGGCCTAGTGTACGCTCTGCCTTTGGTATGGACTTTGGATATGTAAATGACCCTAGTACGTTATTTTGTGGACTGGTTGACACAGTAGCAAGGGAGATATATGTATTTGATGAAATGTACGAAAAAGGTATGAGCAATGAGGATATTAAGGAAAGAGTATCCGAAATGGGATATTCCAAAGAGCGAATTAAAGCGGATAGCGCGGAACCTAAATCGATTGCGTATTTACGCAAGGCTGGCCTCACTAGAATTAGGGCAGCAAAAAAAGGACCTGACTCAATTCGTGCCGGCATTTCGATTATCCAGGACTATAAAATTATTATTCATCCTAGGTGTGTTAATTTCATTACAGAGATTAGTAATTACACATGGGATAAAGATAAGTTCGACAATGCGATAAATAAGCCTATAGATGATTTCAACCATTTAATGGACGCCATGCGTTACGCTATGGAAGAATTTGACGGCCGTAAAGGTGTTCGCATATTGAAATAAGGAAGGTGAAAGATTGGATATTGAATTAATTAAAAAGCTAATTAAAAAGCATATGCCTCGACATGGTGATGTTATTTCACAAATGATGGTTTCTGAACGCTATTACATGGTAGATAACGATATTAATTATCTAAAAGAAAAACCAAAAAGCCAGGAAGAGGCACAACGAAAAGGCGACACGTTTAACCCTATGCATCAAGCAGATAATCGTATCGCCTATTCTTTTTACCCTTTGTTAGTGGATCAAAAAACCGCATACATGTTTACAGCGCCACCTATATTTGACGTTAAGAATGACGCGTTAAACGATGCTATTCTTGAAGATTTAGGCGATGCTTACGAAAAGAAATGTAAAGATTTATGCGTTAAAGCAACAAATGGCGGTATCGCATGGGTTCACTATTGGATAGATGAAGATAAGAATTTTCAATGGGCTACCATTCCAGCAACTCAAATCGTACCTGTATGGAATAATCATATCAATACTAAATTAGAGGGTGTGTTTAGGGTATATGAGGATACAAATGAAGCAGGCGAAAACATCACTGTCTATGAATTTTGGAACGATAAGGAAGTACAAGCCTTTTCTATTCGAAGTGGTGATGTAGTAGACCAGCTCCAACCTTATTTAGCGTTTGCGATGATTGACCCTACTGGTGCTATGGTTGAAGTCGATACTATGCCACATGATATGGGCGCAGTTCCATTTATTCCGTTCGCTAACAATGCAACATATACGCCTGATTTAAACCGCATTAAGAAACTTATTGATGTGTATGACAAAACATATAGCGGTTTCTTAAATGACCTTGAGGATGTGCAAGAAGTTATATTTGTACTAACTAATTATGGTGGCGAAGATTTAGCTGAGTTCTTAAACGGAATGAAGAAATATAAGGCAATTCAAATGGACTCTACTGGTCCTGATGATAAAAGCGGTATTTCTACATTAACGATTGATATTCCAATTGAAGCACGAAAGGAACTGCTTGATATTACTCGTAAAGCTATCTTTGATATGGGCCAAGGCGTGGATCCACAGCAACAAGGATTAGATGGAACGAGTGGCGAGGCAATGAAGTTCTTATATACGTTGCTCGAATTAAAAGCTGGCATGATGGAAACAGAATTCCAGTTAGGATTTAATCAACTTATCCGTGCTATTTGCAAATTTCATGGCAATGATAAGGTAACCATTAATCAAACATGGACTCGTACATCTGTTAAGAATGATAGTGATTTAGTTAACATGTGCTCTCAATCGATGGGAGTTGTTTCTAAACGTAGTATTCTTGCACATCACCCATTTGTTGAAGATGTAAACGAGGAACTCAAACAAATTGAAGCCGAAGAGGCAGAATCTAACAATGGTATTTATGATGATTGGCAACATGAACATCATGACGATGGCTCTATGAACGACCATGACGATGATGAACACGAAGACCAATAGTCATATATATAAATTTAATCTCTAGTAACTCGTGGCAGGTAAACCACG